CAGAATTGTGTGTTAAAACTCCTGCATATGATAAACACACCGAGATTGTTAATTTTATGAAGAGACATTTTCATTCTCACTCTCGGTGTGGTTTTTTATCTCTGCCTGTTGGTGATATTGTTGGCACACACATTGACCAAGGAACCTATTATCAAACTAAAGACCGATATCATCTATCAATACAAGGTCGATATAAGTATCATTGTGGTGATGATGAAGTAGTTATTGAGCCAGGAACTCTATTATGGTTTGATAACAAGAAACCACACGGCACAGTAAATGTTGGTGATGAAGTGCGAATAACATTTGTTTTTGATGTACCACATAACAAGAGGAATCCATGATACAAGTTTTCTTTCCATTCGTTACAGCGATTGGTTTGTCAGCAGTTGCTGCCTATTATTCAGTAATAGGTCTTGCACAGATATTTCCAGGTTCATTCTGGCCAATCATTCTTATGGGTTCAATACTCGAAGTTTCAAAATTGGTAACAGTATCATGGTTGTATAACAATTGGAAAGAAACTGCAAAGATAATGAAATACTATTTTTTAATTGCTATCATATTGTTGATGACAATTACAAGTATGGGTATTTTTGGTTATCTTTCAAGAGCGCATATTGAATCAAACATTGTAGTCGGTGCAAATTCAACTGAATTAAAAACGATTGAGACACAAGAGAAGATTGCTAAAGAGAGATTAGATTATTTACTTGCAAGGGCAAAAGACCCATCTACTGCAAGCAATAAACTTGACAAACAAATACAAGAAACACAGGCAGAGTTAAAGAAACTATCTACTGAGAAGTTGCCATTACTGAAAGAAGAAAATCAGTTAATGGCAGAAGTAGGTCCAATCAAATACATTGCCGAGATTTTCTATACAAAAGATGACCCAAGCTTCATAGATAAAGCTGTCCGCTTAGTGATATTCATAATTATTATTGTATTTGACCCACTTGCCGTTTTACTATTAATTGCGGCCAATCAAACATATAAAAACATAAAACAGGAAGAAGACTTACCTCAAATTACTCCTAAGAAGGTAAAGAAGAAGAAAGTGCTTGACAGCGACCCTGTTATTAGTGTAGAATCCTTTATGGACAACGAGATTATTCCTAAACACAAGATTACCAAAATGGATGGAGGTTCTTTTTAATGAGCAGTTTACTTGACAAACTAAAGAAAAATTCTTCAATTAAAGATAGTGCGATTTTATCAAAGTCGAAATTCTTTACTGAGAAGGATATGGTACCAACAGATGTACCAATGATTAATGTTGCACTTAGTGGCAAACTAGATGGTGGAATTATTCCTGGACTCACAATGTGGGCAGGTCCATCTAAACACTTTAAAACGGCATTCAGTCTTCTAATGGCTAAAGCGTACATGGACAAATACAAAGATGCCGTTCTTTTATTCTACGATTCAGAATTCGGTACTCCTGTAAAATACTTTGAGACATTTCAGATTGATATGGACAGAGTGTTACATACTCCGTTGACTGATATTGAACAATTGAAGTTTGATATTATGCAACAGTTACAAGATATCAATCGAGGCGACAAGTTGATTATTATCCTTGATTCAATTGGTAACTTGGCATCTAAGAAAGAAGTTGAAGATGCACTAGAAGGTAAATCTGTTGCAGATATGTCCCGTGCCAAACAAGTTAAGAGTTTGTTCCGTATGGTAACACCTCACTTGAATCTCAAAGACATTTCAATGGTTGTTGTGAATCATACTTACAAAGAGATTGGTATGTTCCCGAAAGATATCGTTGGCGGTGGCACAGGTTCTTATTACTCTGCTGATAACATCTATATTCTTGGCAGACAACAAGAGAAGACTGGTACTGAAATTACTGGTTACAATTTTATCATCAATGTGGAGAAGTCTCGCTATGTTAAAGAGAAATCTAAGATTCCTATTTCGGTCTCCTTCGATGGTGGTATTCAAAAGTATTCTGGCTTGGTCGACATTGCGATTGAGGGTAACTTTATATCTAAACCATCACCTGGTTGGTATGCAAAGATTGACCAGAAGACTGGTGAGATTGGCGACAAGGTTCGCTTTGATGCCACACAAACTGATGAATTCTGGAAACCTCTACTTAAAGATGAGAAGTTTAAAGAATTTGTAAATCAAAAATATGGGATTGCATATGGCAACATTATGGGAGAAACTCCTGTTCTGGAAGAAGAAATCACCGAAGATGCTTGAAGAAGGCGTTGATTTTCATTATGTAGATTTAGACCTTGTTGGCGCTGACGGTCAACTAACTGGTATAGGCTTAGCGGTAAAAGGATACGAAGGTGTCCTTTACCACTATCAAAAGGCTAGAGTTGTTGAAGAAGGCGAATTTGCAAGGTTACAATTTGGGTATACAATTATTCATCCAGGTGAACATGACATTGATGTGTTGACAAACGATGAAAATTTGCATACAATCATGGGTGATATCCTCACCTCAATATTAACGGCACAAGCAAATGAACAGATTAGAACAGACTATTCTAAAGAACTTAATCTATAATGAGGAATACTCACGGAAAGTATTACCATTCATTCGTCCGGATTATTTCTCTGACAACATAGAGAAGACAGTATTCAAAGAAGTATTTGATTTTACCAATCACTACAAGAATCCACCAACACATGAAGCTCTTGTAATTAATTTTACAGAGAAGAAAGATGTATCAGATGAAGTTGTTAAAGGTGCGATTGAACTTCTTAATGAATTAAATCAAGCAAAAGAAGAACCAACCGAGACTCCATGGTTAATTGACCAGACTGAAAAGTTTTGCCAAGATAAGGCAATTTATAATGCAATCATGGAGTCTGTTGGTATTCTCGACAGCAAATCCCACAACAAATCTAAGGGTGAAATCCCACAGTTATTGAGTGATGCACTTGGTGTTTCATTCGACAATACTGTTGGTCACGATTACATCAATGATTCTGATGCACGATATGAGGCATATCACAAAGTAGAATCTCGCATTAGATTTGACCTTGATTTCTTCAACAAGATTACTAAAGGCGGTCTGCCAATCAAAACACTAAACATTGCTCTTGCAGGTACTGGTGTTGGTAAATCTTTGTTCATGTGTCATGTGGCATCTGGTTGTTTATCACAAGGCCACAATGTTCTGTACATCACAATGGAAATGGCAGAAGAAAAGATTGCTGAAAGAATCGATGCAAATTTGCTAAATATAGATTTGAATGAGTTGCACACACTTAGTAAAGAAGACTATGAAAGAAAGTTTTCTGCATTGAAGAGTAAGACACACGGCAAACTAATTATCAAAGAATATCCAACTGCAAGTGCTAGTGTTCTACACTTCCGTGCATTGTTGAATGACTTGGCAATTAAGAAGAACTTTAAACCTGATATCATCTTCATTGACTATTTGAATATCTGTTGTTCTGCTAGAATTAAACCTGGTGCGAATGTTAACAGTTATTCTTATATCAAATCTATTGCCGAAGAGTTGCGAGGCCTTGCAGTAGAAAATGCTTTGCCGATTGTGAGTGCGACACAAACAACAAGGTCTGGTTTCTCTTCATCGGATCCTGGACTAGAAGATACAAGTGAATCGTTTGGTTTACCTGCAACGGCAGACTTTATGTTTGCGTTGGTGAGTAATGAAGAACTTGAAGCACTAAATCAAATTCTTGTTAAACAGCTGAAGAATCGTTATGGTGATCCAAATGATTACAAGAGATTTGTTTTGGGTATTGACCGTGCAAAGATGAGATTGTATGATGCAGAACCATCGGCACAGGCTGATATTGTAGATGCTGGACAAGAAGATAAACCATTAAACACTTTTGGTAACAGAGAGAGTAAGTTTAAAAAGAACTTTGAAGGAATGAAAGTATGACAGATAAAAAAGTGCTTAGTTTAATTACTAAAGAACAAACTCAGAAAGAAGATTATCAAAAAGACTTGCTTGAAATTGTAGATAGTTTTCGCAAAATGATTGTTGATGGTGAGATTATAGAATTTGCCATTTCATCTTTAGATGTTGAAGGTGAAATTGTGATTACAACCTGTTGCAAAGATTTTATCGGTGGTATTGGTCTATTTGAAATGGGCAAACACACTTTGATGATGCAATCTTCTTTTGATTACTAATGAATCTAAATCAATACTTACTTGACAATCGTAATCAGAATGGTGTTCCAATTCTGAATGAACAACAATGGTCTGATATCAATGCACAATTTGATAAAGAGACCATTGTTGCTGCCTTGATTGATATCATAGTAAAAACAAAACCACCTTGCCCATTGAGAGATATATCTTTTGCTGATATGCAGAAGTCTTTTTGGGATTTATCTTTATCTGATTTAAAGACAACATTTCAACAACATGATGAAGTGAAAGATTTAGTGTTGGAAAAGTTTGAAGACTATGGTAGAAAATATGCTACTCATGGTCTTGGTGTAATTCAAATGGGTTCACAATTTAACGATGTGAGTAATTACTTTCACCAAGAGTTGCGATACAATTGCGATGCATGGGGTTACAAGTCTCCCATTTACCGATGGAACAACAACGATAATCTACGAAGTGTATTTCTTGCATTGTGGAGATTGGGTAACAAAGAACTATCAGTTAGTTCCTATATCTCTTCATTCAGATTGAGTGCCTATATTGCGACACAATTTAAACCACAAGTCGCAAAGTTTTTGTATCAGATTACAAATGCAAAAACTGTATTTGATTCATCTTGTGGTTGGGGTGATAGATTGGCTGGTTTCTATTCGTCAGATGCAGATGAGTATTATGGCACAGACCCTAATGACCAAACATTTGAAAAGTATTATGAACAATGTTTAGTCTATGAAAGATTCTTAGGTGGTCGACCACGAACTGTGAAAGATGATAAGCACTTCATTGTTCAAGGTGTCAAAAGAGTTGAGATTCATAGATGC